AAGGAAGATCAGTTCAAGCTCATGCGTGATGCGCTGGCGCACGGCATTGACGTGAAGCCTCCGCGGCCAGGGCTGTCCAACGGTACGTGGATGCCGCACAGCGTAATCGGTGCCGACGGCGAAGTGCAGCGCACGCTCCTGGCAGGCTGGACTCAGATACCCGGAATTGCCGAAGCCAAGATGCAGGCCATCAATACGGAATACCCGAACGGGATTACCGCATGGCCAGACCTGCTCACGGTGCACGGCATAGGCGACAAGACGGTCGCCAAGATAGAAGCTTTCTGCGCGGCCAAGGACCCGTTTGATCTGTACAAGACCGAGCGCAGACTAGCCCGCGTGCGCCGCTGGCTGCGGGTGAGCCAGGCCGACATACCAGTGCCGACGGCCACTGGTGCCACGCTGGCAGCCATGGAGCAAGACAGGGACAGGTTTAAGGCTGATGGCAATGGGCAGCAGGGTAAGCGCTTTACCCGCGGCGTGCGCAAGCGCAGGCACAGCTACATCATCGGAGACAAGCTTGTCTACATGGGAGTCGTCAAGCAGCGAAACTATAAGGATGCCGTGGAAGCCGCACGGGCTGCCACGGGCAAGGACGAAGAGGAAATCCTTGCGAAGCTGTTCAAGCCAGAGCTGCGAGAGTATTGCAGCATCCGATGCTACGATGACACAGAGGAGGAAATCTACGTTCGGGTAAACCGTTTCGCCTATCCAAAATGGAAGCGTACCATCGAATCAATCCACGAGAACCATGACGTGATCGTAGTCAGCGGCTACCGAATAGAGGGTTTCGGTACGCCGATGCAAGCCGAGCACATCTGGGTAATAGATCCGGATTAGGGAGGGGAGGTGAAATGGCCATCACAGCACAGGAAATCATAGAGGCGGCAGCGGGAACCGGGCTCGTTCAGAATGCCGATAATATGGAAAGGGATATTTTCTGCCTGCACATGAATCATCGGCATGAGGAAGCGCTCCGCGGCGTAGAGGTCACGGACGTGCACATGGATGACCAGATGGAAGAAACCTGGCGCACGTTCCATGACAAGCTGCACAGCGGAGCACTCAGCCCGGATCCGTTCAATCCGCCTAACCATGAACACGAATAGGGAGCACTAGCGACAATGCTCATATCCTGCGGTCGGGTTGTCGATACAGTCCCGATAGAGGGAAAGTCGGGCGGAGCTCTAGGAATGGACCGCTGCTCCGTCCACCACATTGAGGAACGGAATAATGCCGGAAATACGGGCAATGGAGAAAAGGGTATTCACGGTGGAGGTAATGGTGCCTGCACGCTTGTCTGATGCGGAGGTCATCGCAGACCTCGGCACCTGCATCAGCTTCGGCAGAGCCGTTATCACGAGCCAGGCTGCGCAGCCTGGCCAGCCGTGAGACGATGTGCCGCATTTTAAGCCATCTTGCCCCGCTACCCAGACCCACTTATACCCGCGTCGCCGGCATCGCCGCCACGGCCAGCTCATCGTCTTTCGAGGGCATCACGTCCTCCGGTGGCTGGCCGTGGCCGCGGCGACTACGCAAACGGTTCGCTACCTGGCGCTCTGTGTCGGGAACAGCTAGAATGGCCGTGCCAGCCAGCCCCGACACACTAGGGATGAGAATGTCCAGGCAGCGGCCAGATCACGAAATATACCACGGGCGACACCGGAAAGACAGGCTTCCGCCTCCGGACCCTCCGCCTCCAAGAATCCCCAGAATGATGCCTGCGCCAGTGGCACCAGCACTCGTAACCGACGAGCCGACCGGAAAGTGGTCGGAATGGTATGACCCGAGCAGGCTGCACGGCATAGACCCGGATCTCATTTCCCCGGTAGACAAGACCGAGGAGGAGATGCCGATCCAGCCGCGGCCAGCATGGGTCAATCAGCCGAGAAGGCGAGTGGATGCGCGCACCATTACCGCGCTGACATTCACTGCCGTCGTGGCCGTGCCTGCCTTGCTGTGCGCGGGCTGGGTCATGCGCGACAGCGCCGATGCGAATACGATTCAGTATTCGCAGCTTGCCCCGAACGTGGCGACCGTTCCTGTATCGCTTAACGTCCGGGGCAAGCCCGTCCGCATCTGCATGGCGCTGTCAAACACTGGCTCGGCCTGGAAAGCCTGGCAGTCTAGCGCGCACTGCTGAGCGGTTCCTGCACCAGCGGGTCACTGCCTGTCGTCGCGCGAGAAATCATGGCGGTATATATCGGGGCTGTCCGCGGCTTGACCCAGACACCGCGGAATGGCTTCCGGTAATAACACTGCCACTTGTACGGCTTCACCGCGGCATAAGCCGAGATGAGAACCGCACCTGGCCGCATGGCGTTCAGCACTTCCCATTCCCATGCGACCTCGTATTCGTCAGACTTGAACGGCCGAGACAGATAGACGATGTCGTACTTTTCCCACGGTGGCTTGTCTACGCGCAAGTCACATTTCACGGCCATGACACCGAGGAGCCTGGACCTGGCCAGGTACACGTCATTTATCTCGTAGCCCATTTCCTGGAGCTCGAAATGGTGCTTTGCCAGGTACAGTTTCGTACCGATTCCGCTGCCCGCCTCGGCGAAACGCAACTTGCGCAGCCCTTGCTCGGCAAGCTGGCGCGCGACTTCTAGCATGCGCGCGAATTCCACTATCTCCAGCGGTGACCAGCGCCACAAGTCGGGATCTGGATCCGACAGCTCCCGCTCCTTGCCTAGCTGCTCAAGCTCCATCTGCCAGAGCTCTTTGATTGTGAGAATGTGGTCGTCAGGCATTTTCGACAGTGACGTCTCCGACGTTGACTTCCACGGTGGCACCAGTGTTATCGGTGTATGACACGGTGCCCGAATTGCGGATATCATCCGCCGTGCGCGTGGCTTGCTCCAGGTCGTCGAACCGATGGAGCGTAAGCTTCACTTCCGCCATTGCCCCTCCTAGGGAACTACAGCCGTGAACACGGCAGGGTCGGCCGTAGGCACGAACGTGAGCCCGAGAGCCGTAGGCGTGTCGTACGTCTGCGGCAGGGCTGCGCTGGCAGGCAGCGTCACCGCGCTGTCCGCGTTGTAAGCCGTGCCCCCGACGGTGGCTCCGCCGTCAACAACGACTTCCTGTGCTGGCGTGCCGTCGTTACCCGAGACGACATACGTGGCAGTAACCACATCCCCGTGTCCTGGATTCGGGTTATCCAGGACCAGTTCTACCGTGACGGCCATCGCTAGTGCTGGCCAGCTACCGGCGGAGGCTCAGCGATCGGATTCGCCGGCTCGGCCGGCGGAGCCTCCGGATGCTGATTGGCCGCGTGCGCGTCCATGAGCTGATGGGGCACGAGCGAATAGCACGTGCCGCAAGCCTTGAGCTGGACGGCTTCGACCACGGCTCCAGTTTCCGCGTGGTCCGGAACCCATACCTCGATGGGTACATACGACATTGCATTTCCCCTTTCCTACTTCGCTGCCCATTTCTTGTCTGTCCAGTACCACTTGCTGTCACCTGACGGCTGATGGTACGTGCAGAGGTGGCCACTCGCATTCGTGTACGAAATGACCTTCGTGCCGTTCGGCGCTATTTCCAGGCCGACACCGCTCTTGGCATTACTGCCAGGATCCACGACTCCGCCATTGCAGCAGACCTGCCCGCTCTGGTTGATGTAGGCGATGATCTGCTGCCCTGATTCGGTGAATGCTACTGCTGATGACACGAGGATTCCTCCCGAAGAAGGAGCAGAGCCTCCGCCGCTGCCCCACTTCTTGGCCTTGTCGAGGACGACGTCAATGGGGAAGCCATCTCCGCAATCGTGGTGGCCGCTGCCCATTGAGCCGAAGTTGACGTGCTGGCACACTCCCTTGACGCTGCCGGATTGCGCCTGCGAATTGCTGAGCAGCGTGAAAGGAATGTGGTACTTGTCGCAGATATAGTTCAGCCACTCGGCTGCATTGTCTACGAGAACGCCCTTGCTGTTCAGCCAGGTTGACCGCGACCAGCTAGCGTAAGCGCAGAGCTCGATGCTCAGCGTCCATGGATTAGCGCCAGCCTGCGTCCACGCTTTGTGATTCTCGTAGACGTATGCGCCGAACACGCCGCGCTCGTAATTGTCTGCTCCGTGGTGGCTGCTGCACTGCGCGCTCGGGTTCTGAAACCATGCCCCGAGGTCACGGATCTTCATCGCGCCTTCGGTGGTATGGAAAGCTGCCACCATGTAGGATTGCGGAGAAGAATAGTGCGGCGACGGAATCCAGACTTCCTTAATCGCCACGCCTGTCACGCTCCCTTTCCTCGTCGGTGTACCGTTCCCTGAGGAATTCCTCGTAGGCACGCAGCCGATGGCCGCGGAACAGATGGCGCTTGCTGCTGCCCCATGGCTCGACTTGGTCGTCCTCGTCCGGTTCCTCGGTGGCTTCCGGTAGTTCCAGTTCTATTTCATCACGGTCTAGCTCATCGCTAGTGAATTGCTCGCCAGACCGGACAAGCCTTCTTGGCATGAGGATACCTCCCGAAGCATTATAAGCCCTAGCTAACACGCAGGCATTCTAGAACCACGAAGGTAATGACGGCCAGCTCGAGGGCGAACCAGCCACCGAGAATGCACAGCACGAGCCAGCGCTTAGGCTTGCCGTTATGGTCGTCTATTCCTATTTGCACCATTATGAAGTAATGAATCCATTCGTGTCGTCGAGCGGGAAGCGTCCCCAGATGGTGGCCGTTGATTGCGCCAGCGAGCTCGGCATGAGATTGAGCTGCATATTGCCGATTGTTCCGACGTAGATCATCGGCGTGGCTATCCCATCGCTGACGCCTCCGCAGAACCATTTCTGCACCGTGTACTTCGGAGCATAGTTCGGCGGCAGGGTAAAGAAGTTGACACCGTTGTAATTGCCAGTTGTCGGAGGAGTGTTCAGTTCGCCGGCCACTTCCACGAATTTGCAGTCATCGCTGAATCGGTACTGCGGCGGAGTGCGACCGGCAACGGTTCCGACGAAGCCGTTGCTCAGCGGACGCATGTCGTGCCACGTGTCATTCGTAATCCGGCGGTCATCTATAAGAGACTGAAGCGCACCTGCCGACGTAGATGTCCAGTGGCAGACAGGGTATTCCCATATGCCTGTCGGCGTCTGGGTAAGCGCGGGCAGCGCAGGCGAGCCGCTAGGCGTGCCGGTAACGACCGCAGGAGCGACGACAGCGGCTGATGTGGCTGCGCCACGCGTCAGCCGCAGCACCAGTCGGTCTATGCGGTTCTGCGCGCTGGCCGCGGGTATAGGCGTGCTCACAGACGCGTCGCAGCGCCAGAGCTGGCCTTTGATAACGCACTGCCCGGCATCTATCACGGCATTGCGTCCGCCGGTATCCAGCGACGGTGCCATCCAGTGCCCGAGGGCAGCGGAACCGTCAATGGCAGCTTCCGGCACGCCGATGACAGACAAGAGCGATTCCCAGTCAGCCGTCGTAGATAGCTGCGTGAAAGCCGAGGGACGTGCATCGTAAGTAACCATTGTTCCTCACTTAGTAGCGAGCTTCTTCTCTAGTGCCCGTATCCGTGCCGTTAGCTGCCCGATTATCTTCTGGTCGGTGGCCGTGGCATTCGCGTTCTGCCCGACGGTAGGCACCACCACCAGCGGAGGCGATTGGCTGGGATCAGCCGTTAGCTGCACGCCAGTTATCACGTCCGAGTAGATTGCGCCTGGCTTCACTTCAATGGTGACGATATCGCCCATGCCGTAATCACGCCCGAAAGTGAGGAATGGCGTATCGGCCAGGGTAGCCGTCAGCGTCGGTCCCGCTGCGCCGGCGAGAATAGCCTGCTGCCCGGTAGCGATCAGGTTATTGACATCTGTCTCGGAGGAGGAATCATTAAACTGCTCTACCTGATTGTACTGAGTTTTAGCGCTGGCCGTCACCTGCCGGAAATTCGTGCCACTGCCCTGCACCAGACTATCCGTGCACGTCGGGTCAGTAAGCGATAGCTGTATGGCCGTCAGGTTGCCGAGGTCACGGCTGAACCAGGCTTTGCCGGTAAGATCCCGCGGCACGTACACATCAAAGACAAGCCCGTGCGTGCTCGGATTCCGCGTTACGTTAACTCCCATCGCGTTGCCATTTCCGCTGGACGCGATGAGCGCTCGTATAACGTCTAGCAGGTTAAGGTCTACGCCTGAGCCGAATTTAGCCGTATAGGATACTGCTGATCCGCGGGCAAGGTCAGTGCCGATTGTCAGCGTGCTTACCCTGCGCGACGCCAGCGCTGCCGGACCGACATTGTTATTGACATAATGCTTGATGGCCGTTTCCAGCTTCATGGATGAAACGGCATCAGTGCCCGCGGCAGTCTGCGCGCTCCAGGCATTGCCAGGCGTAGGGTATACGATTCGGTTGGCAATCAGCCCGAGGTAGTCTGCGCCATTCAGCGTGATAAAAGGACCGGGCGTGCTGCCGCCGGAGCCGGGCAACGAATCTGTATAGCCAGGCTGCTCGCATTTCCCGCCGAAGGTGAATATCCCGCGCCAGTTGACATTGACGAAGAAGTCGCCGGCCATCATTATCGACCAGAGCGAATCAGAGTACGGAACGATAATGCTCCACGAGCCGACGGCATTGTAATAGAGCTGAGCAGTTATGCTGACGAACTGCACGGGTCCCTGCGATACCAGATTCTTGTCAATGATCTCGACCCAGACCATATCCTGGGAGCCAGCACCAGGAGGCTGATATGCGGCAGGCGCATTCGTGGCTCCCCATGTCTGCGATACATTGGGGCTCCAGCCGGAAAGCGATAGGACGGCCATTATGCTCTATTCCACCTGTTCACCCAATCCACCTGAACTGACGTTGCCGCGGTAGAGCCGGCCATCGCAATGCTGATTGGATTGTCGCCGGCCATCAGCGGCCACAGATTGCGAATAGACGTGCCGAGAACAAGCTGGTCCCAGATATTGGTCTGCGTCGTCAGATTGATCGCCATCTGCGTGCCAGGCTTGGTCGTTATCTGCACCACGTTCCCGGCCGGAATTGCCGTGTTCAAGCTGAATTGCTTATTCGTCAGCAGATTCTTCAGCGTCGGCGTGCCCGGTCCAGTGATTGTCCACGTCGGCCAGGTAAGCGCAGTGCCCTGATTTGTCAGCACGGCATTGCCGAGCACGGTGGAACTGCCGATCTGAATGGGCAGCAGCGGCAGAATGCCAGGCGCGAGATTCGTCTTGTAGATAAGTGAATTGGAAACAAGATCTGTCCAGTACGGATCAGGCGTGACAAGCGTGATAGAGTAAAGCGAATGATTGCTGAGAGCGACCTCAGGAGAATTGAGCCCCGCTGTCGTGTACACCTGCAACTGTCGAGTGGAACCATCTGGTCGCTGGATTTGCAGCCAGGCAGCCTTCGGCAGCTCGTTTCGCCTATTGTAGAAAGCCCGCACGATTCTGTCTAGGAGATTGTAGTAATCATTCTCATCGCCAGTTATCTCGGGCCGAGCGACGAGGACGGCAATGGCAATAGAGCCGGGCTGCGGAATATAGAAGTTAGGAATGGCCGTGCCGTCCAGCATGGGAATCGTGGACATAGAAATCGGCAAGCCCTCGATGCCGGCGATGCCCGCGCAGACATATCCGCCGTTCAAGGACGTATCAGAAAGATTCCAGTTATTGCCATCCGGATCAACATAGTTGATCTGCAATGGTGTCGGCGGATCTCCCCAAGCCATTATGACCTCCTGCCATTTCGGGCGAGAGCTCCCTGCGTAAGCGACATAGCGACGAAGGCATTCTGCACGTGCCCTTCAATGGCCTGCCCGGTGAGCCCGTCGAAGTGCGCGTGGTACGCGACACCTGCCACGCTGCCGTCTCCGCCGCGGGCACGCAGCTTATGCGCCGGGATGACGAGCTCGGGGCTGCCTGTATTGTTCACGGCCACCGTGATTCCTGGCGGCAGCCATCCGCCAGAATCGTAGCCGTGCCCGCTGCCCAGTGCGCCGAGCGTAGGACCGTAACGGTGCATCGCGTAATTGATCGCGGCTGCGATGTTAGCCAGCGGATCATAGATATTGAAGCTAGTGCCTGGCACGTGGTAAGCCGCGAACGTGGAACCGATAACCTGCATCAGCCCGCGGCTCGGGTCGCCGTGCTGTGCGTTGATGTCCCAGTTATTGATGGCATTCGGATTCCCGCCAGATTCAGTCTGCATCTGGTATAGCACGCGGCCAGCCAGTGACGTCGGCATTCCGAGCATGCCAAGGGCTTGCACCACTTGCGGCAGCCAGCGCTGAACTCCGCCTCCGCCTCCGCCGCCGACCAGCTTGCTGAAGAATCCGCCTATCTTGCCGGCGATTCCGCCCAGTGCCTTCAGAGCCTTCGCGGGCAGCTTCGTAATTGCGACCAGACCCTTGCCGACAAGCGCACCGAGCGCGGCAGGCCAGCCACCGAATATCTTGCCGATAAAGCTGCCGACGTCCTTCGCATTGGAAATCATGCCGCGCAGCAAGCCTGAGATAAGGTTCTGGCCGACTCCGAACATAACCGTAGAAGGCGACTTGATTCCGAAGAAGCTCTTGATCTTATTGACGACAGGGTCAACAATATTGGCCTTGATCCACGAGCCGATATTGACCACGGCATTCTTCATGCCGTTCATAAGCCCGGAGATAACATTTCCGCCGGCGGACACCAGCCAGCTCACGGCATTGCTGAAGAAGCTGACAGCCCTGTTCTTCAGATTAGTGAACCAGCCTATTACGTGATTGACGCCGGTGACCACGCGGCTGACGGTATTAGCCCAGACGGTATTCCATATGTTGCGGGCATTGTTCATCAGGTCATTAAGCCAGCGGATTGCTCCCTGCCGTAGCTGTCCGAAGAAGCGCAGCACATCCTGATAGCCGCGGATTACCCTGCCGACCGTGTTATTCCATATCACATCCCATATGTGCCGAGCATCACTGGCTATGTGATTCAGCCATTCGTTCACTCGGGCTCGCATCTGCGCGTGCCAGGTCGTCACCTTCTGCACGCCAGTTATCACAGCGCCGATCGTATATTTCCATATGTCATTCCATATGCGAATGGCATCTGAGCGCATGAGATTAAGCTGCTCGGATATCCCCTTCTTCAATGCCCCGAAATGCTGCACCACGTACATGACGGCCAGGATCACCGGGAACACGATCCACTTGATTATATCCCAGTGGTCCTGGATCCACACTGCGATTTCAGACAGCCAGGCAATAGCCTTCAGAGCCCAGACGCCGAGCTCGAATATAAACTTGACAAAATTGGCAAAGTCCTGCGGATGCTGCGAGACAACTGTCGCTATCTGTGTTATCGCATCGGCGAAATCCTGCATGATGCCGGGGATCATCGGCGTGAACGCATTCAGCAAGGCAATGAAAGCCCCGCCGATAGCCTCAATGGAATACTGGACCGCAGGCTGCGTGAACGCTTTCAGAATCGTATCAACGAACAGCTTGAACGGTCCCGAGATGGCAGCGATAACTCCCTTGAATACCGGCGTCATCTGCTTGAGAACGCTGCTGGCAGTCCCGGCAATTGATTTCAATACCGGAATGAACGAGACGCCGATAGAGGAAAGGCTTGACACAGCCTGGTTCTTCAGGTCAGTGAATGCCTTCCGAACCTCTAGTTGCTGCTTGCTCGTCTGATTTATATTTTCTCTCTGGGCAGCCGACAGTTTCGTCTGATTAGCAGAAACCTGAGCCTGAGCAGACGAAAGTGATAGATGCGCCTGCGCCAGTTGCTGAGTAGTCGCCTTTCCACTTTTCTGCAAATCATTCAGGTGCTGCTGTGCAATAGCCTCGCGCTGCTTTGACTGAGTCAGAGCAGCCTGCGATGCCGCTACCTTCTGCGGTCCGCCTGTAGAAGTGCCGAGACCGAACGCGCCAGCTATGCCGATACCGGCAAGGGCAGTGCCGAGACCGCCGACGACAGCAGCGGAAACGGCTTGCCCTATGAATGGCGCAGCGGCGATAATGCCAGCGCCGATGCCCGCGGCTGCATAGGGCGAGGAGGATGCTGCTCCGCCGCCAGCCCTTGCACCTGCCGAGCCTGCATCACCGCCGAGGCCGAACAGACCGCCGATGCTGCCCAGTATTCCGCCGCGTCCTCCTCCGCCAGCAGCACCGACTTCTGTGCGCAGCAAGGCAAGCTGAGCCTTCGCCTCCTTTGTATTGAACTTCAGCTCAATGTTCTTGGATTTGTGCTGTAGCTTATCCAGCTCGAGATTAAGGACGTCCAGTTCCTTCATGGCGTCCTTAGCCGACATATCTACATTGATTTTCTTCTTGCTCAGTTCCTCCATCTTGCGACGGATTTCCTGTAGCTTCTTATCCGCCTCGGTGGCGTCGCCGTCAAGCTTCACCTTCGGAATGGCCTTAATGGCTGCTTCAATGCGCTTCTTGAACGTGTCGGCGAATGCTCCGCCGGATTTCTCTCCTTCCTTTGCGTAATCAGCTTTCTTGCGACCCATCTCATCGACAATGCCCTTGGACAATCGGCTGCCGTATTCGTTGCCGATTCTGTCTGCCTCGGGCACGAGCTGCCGACGCAGGTCATTGTTCCAGTTACGCGCATCAGGGACTACGCCTACGGCCACCGAGCCTACGAAAATCTCATCAGCCATAGCTGCGTCCTGTCAGCTCGAATATCTTCTGCTGCGCTTCGGCCGGCGACAGCCCGCGCAGCCGCGGGTCTAGCCGCTGCATGTCTTCCAGGCGACGACCACGACCACGAGGACGCGATCTAAGCCCTGGCCGCGGCAGCGGCTCTGGCCGCGGTAGCTTCTCTTCTGTGCGGCTTTGCAGGAAGCTCCATGTCAGGTTACGCATCTCGTCTACGAGCAGCGCCAGCAAGCCCTCTATCCCGCTCCACTGCGCCAGCTCCGGATGCATTTCCATTTCGTCCAGCGCTTCATCCGGCGTGTCATTCCTGATCGCCGTCATAGTCGCACTCTCCGGTGGCAGTGCATTGACGAGAACCAGCATCCGACGCCACGACAGCCCGGAACCTAGGTCACGGAAATCCGTGCCGTAATAGCGCTGGAGGTCGGCTTCTATTTCCTCCGGGTACGTTTGCGTGAGCCACCAGGACGAGGTGATTTTCCCATGTTCATTCTGGCCTTTCGGCCACATGCCTGGAATATCGCCTCGATCTGCCAGTTCTCGAGATCGGCATCGAGCCAGTGGGCGAATTCTTCCTTGCTGTCAATGACAGCTTCCGCCCATTCCTCCCAGTTGCCGACGCCAGCGGCACGCATGGCCGAGCTAGACCAGGCAGCCGCGTGCTGGATGTGGATTACCTCGCCGTCAATTCGCACGGCAGTAGGCTTGCCGACCCTTTCCTCGCGCAGCGTTTCGCCCACGAGATCCAGGTCTAGGTCTACGTCCTCGGAATCGTCGTCGGGGATTTCCGGCTCGGCGCTCACGTGAAGTAGCCGGACATGTCGACACCGTACTGGATGAAGCGCTTGGCCACGTAGATGCTTCCGGCCACGTTGCCCGGATACATGGTGACCGTGATATCGAACGATTCCACGTCGGCTTGCTGCACCTGGTCGTTGCCGCGGGCAGTCACCTTGCAGTTCGGGGCATAGAGGCGCATGGCCTTTGTCCCGTCGATGGAATCCCAGATCATGGCGTAGCGGTTGTCCGCCGGCGGATCAGGGATCGTGTACGTGGCGATGTACGGTGCAGTGCCCGAGGGCTTGAGCGGGCTGGTGGCCACGGGGAAGACCGGTACATCGTCGTACAGCGCACGAGCGTAAGGGTTCTGCCCTTCCAGGAACGTCTGCTGCACGCTCTTGCTGCCGCCAGTCAGAATGGTGCGAATCGGCGTCAGCGTGCCCGCGGCCGGAATGTCCTTGGTCGTTTCGTCCAGCTTGAAAATGTAGCCGGAGGTGTCGACCCAGCCGCAGCAGTAATAGCCCGTCAGGGTCGTGATGTCCTCGAAGCCGGTAACTGGTCCGGCCGTGTTCTGCGCAGCCAGCCACACGATGACGTCACCGGCTGCGTACAGGAGCTGATTGTTCTTCTGCTTGCCCGGTCCGGAAGCGAACTGAATGATCCCGCCACCACCAGTGTCGGTCTCGGTGATCTGTTCTTTGGTCGGCATTACCTTTCCCTTCAGGGATGTATTGACATTTCGTACGTTGCGGCATAACGAACTAGATTAGGATTCACCTCCGGTAGCTGGCGCGGTCCCACGGTTGTCGTCACGTGCTGTATCACTCCATTCGTAACCTTCTTGCCCATGAGAGACAGAAGGTCTGATTGTATGTCCCTGGCTGCATTTGAAACTGAGCCAGCTTCTTTGGTCGGACCGAACACGTCAATATCAATAATTGGCCTGTCAACGCCGATGTTACGATTCGCGCCCGAGATGCGGTGCACGCGGCAGACTATTCCGCTTATTTCCGGAGGCAGCACCGTGCAGAAACGAACGTCTGGCTGGAGGGGCACCAGCGCATACAGCACGACATTCTCGGCATCCGGGAATACCGGAACAGGCGTGGCCATCATGCTCTCCTGAATGCAGCGCGGGCTAGGACTCTTTCTCCCTCTTTGCTTCTGGCACCGTACTCAACAAATACCGCTTCCGGCGCATCGTTATAGACAATGGCTTCCGCCCGATGGGCTCCGTAACGACCGGGAGCTCCGCCACGTCGATGACTACGAATATGGAACGATGCTTTGTATCGACCTGGATGCTTATCCCCTGGCGGATGGCCTACAGGAGCCATTGCCTCAGCACGACCTTTTATCCCCTCTGCAAATAGCACCATGGCACGCTCCATGAATTCTGACTGGAGCATATTGCCGACACCGCGATGATCCGGCTTGAAATCTGCCATTACACCGATGCTCCCGTCACGATTGAAGCGCGCACCTGTAGCGGGCTGGTATGCCCCGAGAAAGGCGAGCGCCACATCTGCGGAATGCCCTGGATCTCGTACGTGGTGCCATTGACGACCAGCGCATCCAGCGGGCCGACTTCCGTGCCGTACGGAATGAACACGGTGATGTCGGTGCTTACTTGGTCCGTGAACTGTAGAACTTCAGCGCTGCCCGCGGGCTGCACGACGCAGCCTGGCACCTGCACCGCGACATCGGTATACGTGTCGTTGCCGTAGGCATCAGGCTCAGCCAGCACACGACGCAGAAGCGTGAGCGTCTGCGCATACGGGAACTGATGCGTAGGTACTCCGCCTGGATTGATTTCATTAACTGTCATATCCGTATCGCAATCGTGCCCTGACTCCTGCGGAAATCCTTCAGCGCGGTAGCCATGCCCGCGTCCAGCAGAGCCGCGTTCAGCCCTGCGCCCGAAGTGCGGCGCATAGAGTATGAATACGCGCCGACAGATTCGCTAGCCAGCGTTGCAGACATAGTTGGAGTAGATAGCTCAGATATGATCGCAGTACAAAGAACGGTGACAGCCTCATTTGGAGGACTGTTGTATCCATAGCTGTAGACCACCTCATACGAATCTGAATACCAGCCGACGTCCTGCCACATAGCAGGCAGGTTAATGACACCTGATTCGTACGGCGACGGAATCGTTATCTTGTCAATTCCGTCGAACACATACCAGTTGATGCCCAGATTCATAATGCCCGGATTGCCCGATTGCCAGGTTACGGAACTGATATTCCACACTGGCCGATTGGGCAGCTTGATCTCGCCGGCATCCGCCACCAGTATCTCGGCCGCATCAGTTTCGTAGACGAAATCCTGGCGGCAGTACCGCCGGATAATGGTGCTGCCATCCCGCAGCAGCGCGTCAATGCGCGCAGCTTCTACCTGATTTAGATTACGACCAAGCCGGTCCACCACGTCGTCCGGCGTTGCCAGTGTCGGTAGCTCTTCACCGATTCGCATGGCCATCCCTTTCCGGCCTGGTCGTAATCCGTCCCTGCTCCGCTTGCTACTCGGAGCTCCGCTGCTGGCCGCGGCGTGGCCGCACTGCCTTCTGCTGGTCCTCGACGAATGCCCGCTGCGCTTCGGCAGCCGGCGATTCCTGCGGGTTCTCGACCTCGAGCTCCTGCGTGGCCGCAGGATCCGCGGCGAACGTGCCCGTGTACGGATACGGCGGAGCCTGGATGACGGAAATCGCGCTGGCCGCTGGCGGCGTCGCGCCGACCGGCAGAATGGCACCGAACGGCCACCGTGCGGTCGCCGTGCTGATGTTCTTGCCAGGCTCCATGATGGTGACCGGGTTCACCGTGGCGTAAGCCAGGCGCATCGTCATCCGCATGGCGACTGCGTCCTGCTGCATGAGGTTGAGCTGAACGACGCCGCTGCCGTCTGAAATGACGCCCTCGGTGAACATCTTGAAGCTGATGTCCGACCGAATTCCGATGATGGACTTGGTGAAATCGCCCATGAGGAAAACGGCTCCGGTGGCACCGGATTGCCACGAGCCGTTATTCACCTCGGACATCGGGTAGCCGTACAGGCTGCCACCAGGGCTTCCGCCCTGAAGATCGGGCTCGTAGATGGGCACTCCCTGCGCCGAGCGCAGGCCGACGAGATTCCAGTTGGAGCCAGGTGCCGCGGCAAAGCCGTTCACCGTGTATCCGGATTGCGCCATGAGCGCGCCGAGCTTGGTCACGTCCTGGGCGAGGTCGACGCCAGTGCCCTGCACGATGAAATGCTGGGATTTGCCGGCTCCGGGGAATACGGCTTCGCCCCATGTCGTCGGCTTGTTGATTCCCCAGAGAACGGCGGAATCAATGAGCGCGCCGACAGCCTCGACAATGCGAGGCTTGACCTCGCCCCATAGCGGCACGTCGGCGTCGTCCAGATAGGCCTCGGGAATGGGCACGATGCAGGCCAGTTCCTCGACCACCAGCACCACGTTCTTCCATGCCTGCGTGCTGGTCTGCTTCAGCCCGGCATCGCCGGAGACCCAGTAGGCAACGGGCAGCACGTCCAGCACGGGCAACCGTTGCGTCTTGGACGAGAGGGTGGTCTTCTTCATCAGCGAGAGCGCGGCACTTGCCTTCGGCGCTTCCTGGATGATATCAGCCGCCAGCGGCTCCGGAACGAGCGGGTCTGATCCGGTCGTGGTTCGGCTGACGTGCGTATTGTACGTCGGCACTTCTAAGCCCTTTCTGCTTAGCGATTATCGAGAAGTTGCCTGAACCATTCATCCGGGCTGGTCGCCGTTCCGGCGCTAGCTGGAGCTGATCCTGGACGCATTGATTCGACCGGACGTGCGCCCGAGGGTGGCTGGCCGTTTCGGCCTGCCATGCCAGCGGTCATTTCCTCGAGGCGTCGCGTTACCTCCGCCTCAATTACGCTGGCGAATACCTGCGCGGTCTCAGCAATTTCCTCTTCCGTGCCGGAGCCGAGGTAATCGATGAGTTCCATTGGCAGGTCGTTTGCCGCGGCAGCCATCACGCGATTGTGCATGGCCAGAGCTTGCGTCGCCCTTTCCTCGGCATCCTTCTGTGCTGCCTGAGCCTTTTCCAGCTCAGTCATATTGGCCTGCTCGATTTGACGGAGCTTATCGGCAGCCCGTGAGTTCTCCTTTGAGCGCTTCTCCCACTTGCGGGATTCAGCCTTCCACCGCTCCAGCTCTGCGGCTACGTCGGTGGATTCGGCAGCCTCAGTGCCCTCGGATTCCGTTTCGGTTTCCTCGACACTTTCCAGGTCCTCTGCCGTTTCGGCAGCGGGCTCGGCAGCCGTCTCGCTCATGATGCCTCCCTGTATGCGCGTATTGTACTGCGCCATTCGCGATGGCGCTAGTGCCTGCTTACCTGCCCTTCTTGGCCTTTGCCATTGCCTCCTCTGCTCCAGGCGCATGGCCAGGCCATCCGCCAGTGGCTCGCTTATGCAGATTCGCGACAAGCCCGTTCAGCATCTGCGGCGGAACGTACTTGGCCAGCAAGCGCCGAGCGCGATCGAAATCGCCTGGCACTCCCCATCTCACCTTGGCTGCGCCTGCACCTTCTGTCCAGTAGCGCTTCAGCCTTTCGGTGCCAGCTACTCCCTGTGCTGATTTCTCCATTGTGTAATCCCATGCCTTCCACAGCCATATGATCCATCGCGGAACTGTCGGTTCGGCTTCTGTCATACAGCCTCCACGAGCAGCGTGCCGCAGGCACCATCGACAGTTCGGCGCTGATTAAGGGCGGAATTGACTACATCCACGCGATACCAGAACGCGCCAGCCACATCGTTGTCACTTCCTGGAATAGAGAACTGCGACATGAATGCTCCCGGATTATCGTCGTCCGGGTAAACATCTGATTCGTAGGTGAGCGTAGACGGATCAGTGTCCAGCGTGTAGCGGCTGTCCTTGTAGATGAACTCCGCGCCGAGCCCGGTATCGTCAGTTATCTCAGGGCCGAAGTGCACCTGCACCACCACGTCATTTCCCTGAGGGAACCAGATTGAATACATGTCCATTATTTGACCTCCGCAGTAACACGCTGGATATCCACATTAGAAGAAAATCCGCTCACCTGAACGGCAGCCGCGGGCACCAGTACCCGAACAGATGCACCAGTGCGCAGCACCACGAGCAAGCCCGATGGACCGTGCAGCACCAGCACTCCGCCGGTAACCCGAGGCGGCAGGCTGCCGACTACGAATGGCGGCAGGACCCAGCCATCACCGCCGGACACCGTTACGGCAAGCCCGGACAGCACAGCCTTCAGGATAAGAGACCCCGAAGCCTGGCTGGCGTTCGCGGCAGTACCGGCC